TTACTCCTGATAACTGGGAAGAACAACTCGCAAGAATAGAACAACAAGAAGGGGAACTTGTATTTTTAGCTATGACAATACCAGATTATGAAGTTATGGCATACAATATGCAAGAACTAAAAAGATATATTACAGAACTAAAAGATGTAGTAGTATATTATCGCAAAGTCACAACGGAAGATGTTAGCAATAATTAAAGAGTATTTTGCTATGCAGAAAGCTAGTAAATGGTTTGAAAAGAACCCTGCCGCACAGGCTCGGTTCGAGGACTTGGAAGATTGGCTTGAAGAAGTTGAGGAACGGCTAGAGCGAATCGAAGAGCATGTTGGGATAGAAGATGATGAATGATGGGAGATTCCAGGGCGATATGGATAGAAATGAAGTAGAAATGGACTTAAATAAGTTCATGGCTATGATTGAAGAAATCGGTCAGCTAAAGGATAAAATCAGAGATTTAGAAGCAGACGACAAAGTCAACCCGTATAGTAAGTGGGTGCACTTAGCACATACTATTGATGCGTGGAGGATTTGGCCTCGTGCGTTTTTAACTGTCTACATATTTTTAATTTATTATGCAGCTATGTGGTTTATGGATTTACCGCAACCAAATATTGAGCAGTCAGGACTAATATCAGTATTAGTTGGAGCTGGCGCAGCTTGGTTTGGATTGTATGTAAATAGTGCCGCAAAAGAGCATGATACAAATAAAAATTCCAAATGATAAGAGTTTTTGATAATTTTTTAGAAGATTACAAAAGAGAAGAACTCTACATGAAGAGCGTAACAACCGATTACAAAATCGGTTGGGACGACTCCTCAACAATAGAATATAGGCAGTATCCATGCTTGTATCATGAACTAAATAGACAAGAATGGGAAGACCTAGATTTCTTAAATAACATAATTAATATCCCAGAAGAACTAAATAACTTAACTTTTAAAAAAGCAGTAATCAATTTAGTTATTCCCTCCGCAGTTCACTTTCCACATACACATCAAGGACAGAAAGTTCTTTGTTATTATTACAATACAGAATGGCGAGACGAGTGGTATGGTGAAACAATATTCTACAATCAACAAAAATCAGATGCGACAAATGTAGTAATGTATAAACCAAACAGAGCAGTATTATTTGATGGAGAAGTTCCACACTCAATACGACCAGCATCTTTTATAGCCTCCCAATATAGATTTACATTATCCATATTCTTCGAAGATTCAAAAAATAATTCTTGACTTCGAGTTAAAATTTTTGTATAATATACATTATGAATATTTTTATACTTGACGAAAATATAGAGAAATGCGCACAATACCATTGCGATAAACACATTATAAAAATGATTTTAGAAAGTGCACAGCTTTTGTGCACAGCACATTGGATAAATAAATATGTCGGACATATACCGAGAAAACTCGAAAGCAAAGAATGGGAAGAAGTTAGAAAACATAAGACGCTTGAACCGCGTCCTTATCCCTATCTTCCTACTATGCACAATCACCCTTGTAGTATATGGGTACGTGAGTCTCTCGACAACTATGAATGGCTCTACGATTTGGCATCTGAGCTCAATAAAGAATACGGCTACAGATATGGAGGTAAGTCTCACAAGTCGATGCATGACGTTATCGCAAAGTTACCCGACCTCGATATACCGAGGCTTGGACTTACAGAATTTGCACTCGCTATGCCAGATTCGTGCAAAGGAGATAATCCAATCGAAAGCTACCGAGACTTCTACCACAAAGACAAAGGAACCTTTGCAAGTTGGAAAGTAAGAGGTGAGCCACATTGGTGGAATCAGGAACAAGCATGGACAGAGAAAAGAATAACAGCGTAATAATCTATAGTAAACCACAATGCCCCTACTGCACAATGGCTAAGCAATTAGCTGAGAGCAGAGGGGATAGTGTGGAGTATAAAATGTTAGGAGAGGACTATCAAGCCAAGGAGTTGTTTGAAACTTTTCCTGGCGCAAGGACTTTCCCTCAAATAATTTTAAACGGAGAAAAAATAGGTGGCTACACAGAACTCAGAAAAGCGTATGACATTTAATGAAAATATACATATGCAAGACGCTATGCGTTATATTGAAAACACATATGCCAAACATTATAGTGGCAAAGTGCAGGCTACAGAACTTATTGCAAGTGCAGACTTAGGTAAAGGCTTTTGTCTGGGCAATATAATTAAGTATGCAAGTAGATACGGCAAAAAATTTAAGTCGTATGAGCATAATAAAGATGACTTGCTAAAAATTATACACTATGCTGTAATACTTATGTGCATAGAAGAAGAACAACAAGTAAAATCATTACACGAAAAAGTATGATTAAAATAAAGAAAGGTGAAAAATTAGATGATAGCACTATAAAAAAGGCTATCGATTTATTAAGACAGGATAATCCTATCACTAAAAAGGAAGCCTGTGAAATTTTGAATATTAAGTATAACACGACTAGACTTCAAAATATCATAGATGACTTTGAAGACACCCTTGCTTTCAGAACTAAGCGTAAAGACCAACTAAGAGGTAAAGCCGCTTCAGAAGCTGAAGTAATGGAAGTCGTTAGGAGCTATGTAGATGGAGATAATATATCTTCAATTGCTGAGAGAATGTATCGTTCTCCTGCTTTTGTAAAGAATATTGTAAATAGACTAGGAGTTCCACAAAAACAACCTAGTAGTTATAGTAGAAAAAGAGATATATTAATTCCAGACAAGTGCGTAGCAGAAGAATTTCAAGTCGGAGAACGAGTGTGGGCTGCAAAAGATAATAACTTTGCAGAAATTATTAGAGAAGATACACTCGAACATCAAAGAGCAAGTGCAGGAAGGGGAGAATTTGATTACCAAGAAAAATATGGAGCAAAAGGCTATCACATATATGTCTTTACTCCCTGTGATACAAGTAATACTTATTTCCCTTGGGTTGATGGCAACAAAGTTGGTTATCATTCATTTGCACTAGCGTACGATTTAGGCTCGCTCAAACACTTGGAGAAATATTTATGATAGGATTAATATGGATAACTGGCAAATATGGTTTGCGATTTACTTTTCAGGAGTTTTAACCTCAATGTATGCATTGTGGCTACCCTCTTACAGAGTTATAAAAGAACTGCAACCAGATAATATATTTATGCGAAGACCTCTTTTAACGAACTTCGTAGTATTTTGGATATTCTTTATAATGTTTCCAGTTGTAATACTAAGCGTAATTATACCAAGTAAAACTGAAAAATTTATAAAAGGATTTATCACAGGGGCAATGCAATTGCCTAAAGAGAAATAGAATGGCTTATAGTAAAGAAGTAGTAGAAAGATTTGAAAAGGTACTAAACAACCCTGAAGCACACGCAGTTGGAAGATTTGACCCTGCTGCCCCTAATGTTGCAACAGGAATGGTTGGAGCACCTGCATGCGGAGACGTAATGAAATTACAGCTACGATTAAATGATGAAGGAGTCATCAATGGAGTTAAGTTTAAAACTTATGGTTGCGGGAGCGCAATCGCATCTTCCTCCATGTTTGTAGATATGCTACAAGGAAAAACAATAGAAGAAGCAAAACAAATTAAAGACAAAGATATAGCAGAAGCTTTAGAACTACCTCCCATAAAGCTTCATTGCTCAGTTTTGGCAGAGGAGGGAATTAGGAAAGCAATTGAAAACTGGGAAGAAAAACTCGAACACAGAAGGCATAACCAATAGAACATTTACAACCGCCTCTAGAAAGGATTGGCAAGACCCAATTAGAGAGGTTATAAAGTTAATTGATAAGCATAATAATTATTCTATGCTAAAAAGACTTGAATGTGATGGTGGTTTTCATGCACGACAAAGTGCAATTCTACAACAGTATGTATTGAATTTAAAAACATGGATTAAGGAGAATGAGAGATTTATTGATAAGTAGTCTTAGAGCCTTTTTAGAAGGCGAGGCTGCAAAGGCAAAAGCAAATGTAGAGGTATATTTGGAGAACCCTGCAGGCATTGGCGAACACCCAGATGTGGTGGAAGCAATGCGTAGTGAACTTTCTAAGTTGTCCCAAGCTCAAGAGGATTTGGCGACTTTGGAAAGGGAATTTATGGAGTAACCCAAAAATAGTTCTTGACTTTGCCCTTAATTTTTTGTATAATATATTATATTTAAAAATAACAGTATGAGTGATAGATTTTATATGCAGATGTTAGAGTCCACAGGTTGGGCACCTGGCTACAGAAATACAAAATCAATCGCTGATTACGAAAACAAATTTGGTAAAATTAGGAGAAAACGCATGGCATGGGACGATGCAAAGAAAGCTCAAGCAGTTGAGATGTATCAGGATAATGAACCTACTCCTGAAACAAGTGTGGAGATAGTAAAAGATATAGCCGAAGAACTCGGCGAATCTCCAAACGGGGTTCGTATGATACTCACCAAAGCTGGTGTGTATGTAAGAAAAAATCCAGCACCTGCAAGTTCAGGTGGAGGTAGCACAGGTGGTGGCAGAATGAATGTTGCTGACGCACAACAAAAATTGACAGACGCATTAAATGACGCAGGTCAAGAAGTTGATGCAGGTATTATCAGTAAGCTAACTGGTAAAGCAGCCGTATACTTTGCAAACATCATAGAGAACATAAAAACAGATTAGCATTGCTGTTGCTAGCTAGGGGGTAGAAATACTCCCTAGCATTTTTACATCTTGAAGAACCACCTCGGTACTAACAATTCAAAAGATTTTGTTAGATTAGTATGGAGGTATAATGACAAAAGACGACTTCAAGAAAAAGCTAGACGATGCAGGTGACGCAGTAATCACCTATAAAAGTCAGAAGTCCAGAAAGCAAAAATATAACATTTGCACTCGAGATTTTACGACGCCGTATATACAGAAGAAGAAAACTCGAGCCAAGGAAGACCCCAGCACAGTTTTACTATTTTGTTGGGACACGGATTCTTATAGACTATTAAAGTTTAAAAGTGTCCTCAGTATTGTTCCACTAAATCGAATCATCAAGAATGATTGATTTAACAGCACCTAGTATATATGAAAAGGTAATTCAGGAAGCTGAGTTTGAACAAGTACGCCTTGTGATTAGTACCTTTAGAGATGTAGAATACTTATCAATAAGAAAATATTACCTAGACTTTGAAGAAGAATGGAAACCAAGCAAAGATGGGATAACAATGCCAATCGACTTTACAAATACAAGAAACCTTCTAGCGGGTATGTTAGAAATTGTTTCTCTCGCCGAAAGTAAAGATATGATAGAGAGTGAGTTTAAGGAACTTATAGACCAAATCTATCTTACCTAGTCAAAAATAGTTCTTGACAAACAGTTAAAATTTCTGTATAATATTCATATGATAATAAAAGGAAGTATGAATTACACACCAAGCGGACGTAAACGCAAGACTAATGCTTGGAAGAAAGCAAAGCGACCAAGCTTTGTCGCACAATCTAAAAAGACATTCGCAAAGAAAGTAGAAAAACAAAAGGAAATCCCTAGTATAAAACCTACCTCTGGACATTGTTCAGCAGCGGATACCTCTTGGAAGGTTGAAATAAGCAAACAATATACAGTAGCACCTGCTTACAACAAGGGTGCATATCAAGTCATTCCAAAAGATGACATTAAACATATAGGAAAGTAATGAGTATACAAGCATACGTAAATCAATGTAGATTTAGCTACTATAATGGAAAACCAATCATACCTGACGAAATGTATGATGCTTTGGTTGAAAGAGCAAAGATAAAAGAAACTGTTGGTAGCGATTCTGATGAGGCAAGATATCCTCATCTTTATCCTATGTACTCCTTACAGAAAGTATATATGGGAGATAAAGGGCCAGATTTTAGAAGAAACGCAACTATAGTTACTCCTAAATTAGATGGTGCTGCCGTAGCCTTAACTTATGTAAAAGGCAAACTAGAGCAAGCACTTACTAGAGGAGACGGCAAGAAAGGAGTGGACGTAACTGATAAGATGAAATCATTATTACAGTTCGACCTTCCCGAAGAATGCGACCAAATTGCATTTCAAATAACGGGAGAGCTGGTCGCTCCCAAATCAATACCGAACGCAAGAAACTATGCAGCTGGTGCACTTAATCTAAAAGAACTCTCAGAGTTTGAAGAACGAAATGTATTCTTCATAGCATATGGGGTGCAACCATATTTATCTTCAAGTTTCTTATCAGACCTCGGCACTCTTGTAGAGTGGGGGTTTGAAACAGCTGCATGCTCAGACTTCAACGAGTTTCCACAAGATGGCTCAGTATTCAGAGTAGATAATTATGATTACTTTGAAGAGCTTGGTTACACATCACATCACCCTCGTGGTGCATATGCTTTGAAACAGAGACCGACAGGTGTAGTTACAAAGCTACTTGATGTTGTATGGCAAGTAGGAAAGTCTGGAGCAGTATCACCAGTAGCAATTCTAGAACCTATAGTAATTGGAGAGGCTACAGTCTCTCGTGCTACATTACATAACATGG